TGGTTTACTGCCTCCACTCGCATTAAAGGCGACCGTAGAGATTCTTACTTTCGGTGCTGAAAAATATGAACCAGATAATTGGAAACAAGTCCCAGATTCTAAACGCAGATACTTTGACGCCATGCAAAGACATTTGTGGGCATGGAAAGAAGGCGAACAGGATGATCCTGAAACTGGTAGGAATCACTTGGCACATGCAATGTGTTGCCTAATGTTCTTGTATGAACATGATGTAAAGTATTCTGTTGAAAAATAAATTTGACAAAAACCCTATTTTGGGGTATAATGTTTATACATAGTAATGTGTTTAATTGATTGGAGAAATTAATGAAATTAAGTAAAGAAACTGTTGGTATCTTTAAGAACTTTGCTGGAATCAATAGCAATTTGTTATTGAAGCAAGGTAATAAGATCGCCACAATCTCAGCCCAGAAGAATGTAATGTCCGACACAGTTGTGACTGAAACATTCCCTTCTGATTTTGGTATCTATGACCTAAACGAATTCCTTGGCGCAATGAGTTTGTTTGATGATCCAGAATTGGATTTTGCAGAAAAGTTTGTTACCATCAAAGAAGGTGGAAATAGCATTAAGTATTTTGCTGCTGACGCAAGCGTATTGACTGCTCCACAAAAGGCAATCACATTCCCAGACTCAGATATTGAATTCACATTGACCGCAACCATGCTCAGTATGATTCAAAAGACTGCTTCTGTTCTACGTGCAACTGATCTTCAGATTGTTGGTGCAGATGGTAAGATGTCTATTCAAGTTGGCGATAAAAAGAACGCCACTGGTAATACCTATAACGCACAGGTCGGTTCAACTACAAAAGAATTCAAGGTAAACTTGAAGGTAGAAAACCTAAAGATGCTACCTGGAGATTACCTCGTTAGTATTTCCAGCAAGAAGATCTCTCGATTCAAAGCAACATCTAGCGATTTGGTTTATTACGTTGCAGTTGAAGCAGATTCCGTATTCGGTTTCTAAAAGGACAGGGATAATTCCCTGTTCCTTCTTTTTTATATTATGGAGTTATTATGATCGATAGTCGTGATGAATTGTTTTTGTGGGTAGAGAAGTATCGCCCACAAAAGATTGAAGATTGTGTTCTCCCTGAGTCTTTGAAGAAGACCTTTCGTGAGTATATTTCTCAGGGAGAACTTCCTACATTCCTGTTCTGTGGCACTGCAGGTGTAGGTAAAACTACTGTGGCCAAAGCATTGTGTAATGAGATCGGTGCTGAGTACATGTTCATTAATGGTTCTGAGGAATCAGGCATTGATGTTCTGCGTACAAAGATTAAATCTTTTGCTTCTTCAGTATCACTTACTGACGCAAAGAAAGTTGTAATCCTCGACGAAGCGGATTACCTAAATCCTAATTCAACTCAGCCAGCGTTGCGAGCATTCATTGAAGAATTCTCTGCCAACTGCCGATTCATCTTCACTTGTAACTTCAAGAATAGAATCATTGAGCCATTGCATAGTCGTTGTTCAGTTATTGATTTCAAGATCGATAATAAAGACAAACAACAAACTGCCGCAGAATTCTTTAAGCGTGCAACTCAGATTCTGAAGCAAGAACAAATTGAGTTTGATCCAAAGGTAGTGGCAGAAGTTGTAACAAAACACTTTCCAGATTACCGTAGGGTTCTCAATGAACTTCAACGCTACTCAGTTTCGGGTAAGATTGATTCAGGCATTCTTGTAAACGCAAGTGCAGATTCATATAAAGATCTTATTAATCTCATGACGGATAAAAACTTCAGCGAGGTTCGTAAGTGGGTGGGTAAGAATTCAGACATGGATTCGGTTTCATTGTTCCGAGAGTTGTATGATAATTCAGCTTCCATGCTGGAGCCAGCGAGTATCCCTCAGTTGGTTTTAACATTGGCTGAGTATCAGTATAAAGCAGCATTCGTGGCTGACCATGAGCTAAATACTATGGCAGCATTAACTGAAATCATGGCTCACTGTAAATTCAAATGACATTCGATATCGTAGATATAATTTTTCTATCAATTTGGTTTTTCTACTTGGGATATAAAGTAAGAGAGATCCAGGCTAGAATTACGCTGGATAGAATTATAAACCGCATTGAAGTGGAAGATCTCGATGAGGAGATGGTTCCGATCAACATCGAGAAACACGACAATGCATTTTTTGTATATGATGTATCTGATAACTCATTCATGGCGCAGGGTAGTACCAGAGGAGAACTTGAATTGAATCTTGCAAAAAGATTTCCTGATAAGAAATTCTTGGCTAGCCCCACCAACCTGAGAGAGATCGGATTTGACAAATGAGTATATTATGTCTCCCTTTGATTTTCTAAATTCCATAAACGATAACAAGAAAGATCTATTCCAAGATCCTCAAGCAAGTAAAGATTATTCACCTTTCATGATCAATAGAGGGCTGTCATATTTTTCTGACACCGTACTCTATGCCAACGAAATGAATAGATATCCTGGTATCCCCAGAGATTGGCAATTTTATTTTTTCCTAAATACTATACCTAAGAAGAAAAGGTTTAGTAAGTGGGCGAAGAAAGATGCCGAGACTAAGTCTATTCAGCTTGTCAAAGAATACTACGGGTATTCTGATGAGAAGGCGAAAGAGGCATTGACTGTCCTTTCGGTTGAGCATTTGAGTATAATTGAAGAAAAACTACAAAAAGGTGGAAAATAATGACTGTCGAAATGATCTACTATGACTGGACGCCCGAGTCCATGCTTGAAGTGACCCTACCAGAACCAGATAACTTTCTGAAGGTTCGTGAGACTCTTACTCGCATTGGCATTGCCTCCCGTAAAGAAAAGAAACTGTATCAATCTTGCCACATTTTACATAAGCAAGGTAGGTACTTTATCGTACACTTCAAAGAATTGTTCGCCCTAGATGGTAAAGAATCCAACATTACATCTGGGGACATTGAACGAAGAAATGCAATTACAGCTTTGTTGCAAGATTGGGAACTACTAAAGATAGTTGTTGAATCTAAAGCAGAGCCAAAAGCATCCCTATCTCAGATTAAGGTTGTATCTTATAAAGAGAAAGCGGAATGGGAACTTGTTCCTAAATATAACATTGGTAAGAAAACTAAATAATTTTTTATAAGGATCTATTATGAACATTACTCTTGAATTGACAGTTGAAGAAACAAACGTAGTTCTACGCTGTTTGGGTAAACACCCTTTTGATGAAATTGCGCAATTGATCGGTAAGATCAAAATGCAAGGTGAATCACAAATCGCTAAATTAGCTGCAGCAGCTGAAGAAGCTGCACCTGCTGCTGAAAAAGCATAAATAGTTTTGTCCCATCGGGATGGGAACGTAAAGACTCTACTACCTTAGGAGCGTCTAACGCTGGCACAACGATATGGTGTCCCTGCATTCAGTAAGCAGGATTTAGGATACGCCCATTTGGGGTATCATTTTAACTACTCGCTTAATAGGAGAAAACAATGTTACATAACATTAATACAGCAATCGACACTTTCCAAGGTGTCAAAACTAAATTCGTTGAGACCTGCGTCAAAAACGAAGAACTCAAAAAACCCCTAGATCAATTTATTGCAGCGCAAACTGCTTTTGCAAAAACTGTTGCTAAAGCCAATGTAGATTTTTTCACTACATTGGGTATGTCAGCATTCACGTTCGATGCTAAAAAAGCATTCGCTAAACAATAAGGAGATTATCATGGGGAACCACTTCATTCCAAATATTTGGAACACTAAAGACTTTGACAAATTCTTTGTAGGGTTTGATGAACAGTTTACTCGCATGCAGAAAATGCATGATGATATAACTAAGAACATCCCTAACTATCCACCATACAATATCGTTAAGCATGACGACAATCGTTACACCATTGAATTGGCTGTAGCTGGTTTCGGTCAGCAAGACATCGATATTGAGATGATTGATGGTAAGTTAGTTGTTCGTGGTAACATCAAAGCTGACGAAGCCGAAAACAATTTCTTGTTCAAAGGAATTGCTAATCGTGCCTTTACTCGAGCATTCGTATTGAATGATGAAGTAGAAGTCAAAGATGCAGAGATGTTCAATGGCATGCTTAAGATCTTCTTGGAGCGTTTGATTCCAGAAACTAAGAAGCCAAAGAAAATCGCTGTCAAGGCAAAAGCTGAAAAACAATTACTTAATGAGGACATTCTATGAACTCAATTAAGAAATTCTTTTGGTTCATGTCTGATCTTGTAGTCGAAGTACGTAAGGCGAAAGCTGAAGTGATCGCGAGGAGAATTGGAAGATGATTGAATTCTTTAAGAATTTATTTAAACAATCTTCTCCAATTGACCTTTATATTGCTTCCAAGTATCCAAAATCTGCTGGTGACGTAGATTACTGGATGCATCGTTATTACTTAGATAGAAGATAGATTTATCATACAAATGGGGAACTTCGGTTCCCCTAAATAATTGTATGATGAAATCAAAGATGTCTCCAAACCTAATCTCGTTCGTAACCATACGACGTGGGAACTGGGTCATGAAGATTTCAGTCTATCGCACGAAAGAAGTATTGGTGGTCGCGCAACATTATTTTGATAATGATATGTTTGAAGTCAGACATTTTTCTAACCAAAATGAAGCTGCTGACTATATTGAATTTTTAGCAAGGGAAGTCCAATGATTAAAGTATTTAAGATGATTAGTGGTGAAGAACTAATCAGTGAATGTGAAGACAGTGGTGGTGGATATAAACTAGATAATCCAGCAACCATCATGATGCAACAAACTGAAAAGGGAGTTGGTGTTGCATTGATGCCATACATGCCCTATGCTTCAGGTAAAGTTACCCTATACCTTTCGGCTATCGCTTCTGAGGCTAACGCTGACCCTAAGATGGTCACTGAATACAACCGAATCTTTGGCTCGGGTATTGAGGTTGTCTCCGCCAGTGCCCTACAGGGACTGCGAATCGTCTCGTAGGACGTCCGTAGAGACGTTTTTAGGCGTCCTTTGAGGGTTACCCCACCCCTGCCGTCCTAGGGTCTCCTAGGACGTTTTAAGCCCTCTCGAGAGGGAAAAATCCCCTTACAAATCAACAACTTACGTGCTCCCTATAGGGTGGGAATCCCCTCAACTTCTGAGGGGAATGTCAGAAATCCCTTGCCTTTAATTCAGACCTGCGGTATAATTATACTATGATGAATGAAAAGGAACTAAAAATGACTGATTTTGAAGCCAAGTGCTACGGTATGACTGAAGCCGATATCCGCGAAGAATACATGAACGGGATCACTGCTCGTATGACTGGTCTGGAAATGGTTGCGATGGGTGTCCTCTCCGATGCTCAAGAACTGATGTCTTTCGGTCATGCTCAGGCAACTGATCAGGCTCGCAAAAATATCAATATCGCGAAGTTCATCCTTTCCGAAATGATGGATGATCGTCTGTTGAGCCAGAACTCCAAGAAGATCCACAAAGTCGTTGCTTAATTGAAAAGGAAATATATTATGAATACCATTTACAAATCCAAAGAACAAATCCGTCAAGAGTCCGAGAAGGCTCTCAAAAAATTCCTGAAGTCAGGTGGTGTGATCCAGGTCGATACTCGCAAGCGCAAAGCACCCAAAGGTGTCATGCGTAGCAAATCTTCCCGTGGTTTCATCTCTGGATCTTCTGGCTTTGCTGTTGGTTTCCCATCGAAGTCTTTTGTGTAACCATGAAAGCATTTCAAGAAACTACCAGTGATTGGTCTACTCGTGTGAGTAACCATATCTACTACTTGTCTGACGATAAGTCGAAGATGTATGCTTTCTATAATGTTGACAGTAAAACGGTAACGAAGTTTAAGAATCCTATTCGATTTGATACACGTTACCGCAAATTCAAAGAGTTAAAACGCAAATGAATATAAACGCATTCTTAAATGATCTTGCCGCAAATTCTTCTCGTAACTATAAAATTGAGCAGTTGTCTGCCCATGCGAACAATGCTACACTCCGTGAAGTTATTCGCATGGCTTTGTGCCCCTTCACTCAGTTTTATATTCGAAAGATTCCAGCATACACGCCATTCGATTCACCCAATGAACCAATCTCGCTGAAGTTTGCGCTTGACTCTCTTCATGACTTGACATTTCGTTTGGTGACTGGCAATGCGGCAATCAATCATTTAAAGGGAATGCTTGAGGCACTGAGTCCAGAAGATGCTAAAGTAATTGAACGTATTATTCAAAAGGATTTAAAATGTGGCGTCCAAGTATCAACTGCAAACGCAGTTTGGGGTGGCTTGATTCGAGAGTATCCAGTAATGTTGTGCAGCGGATTCGAGCAGAAGTTGGTGGACAAAATAAAGTACCCAGCATACGCCCAACTAAAGATGGACGGGATGAGGTTCAACGCAATCGTCAGAGATGGTAAGGTAGAATTCCGTAGCCGAAATG